ATATACCATTGTTAGTAGGACTGTTATTAGTATAAAAATGTATAGGGTCGTTTGTAGTCGTAGCAACTTCCATTTTATTTGCGTCACCAACAACTCCAATAAACCCATTTAATGCAGATCCATCTGATTTTTTAGCAGACGGTAATAAAGCACTTCTAGTATTATTTCCATTAGATTCTAATTTAGCGTATGTGTTTCCTGATGTACTATAAACATGAAGTTTTTGAACTGGACTAGTTATACCAATACCAACTTTACCATCACTTAAAATGGTAACAGAAGTAGCCGATGCATTATCATCAATACCAGTAGAAGCAAAGTTACTAATAACTCCACCATCAACTGAGTTGCCTGATATTTGATTCGCAGCAAAAGTCAATGTCTTGCTTGACAAGTTCATATCAGTATGCAGCTTAGCATGAGTTACAGATAAGTCAGCAATCTCAGTTGAGTCGATAGTTGCATCTGATATAAAATCTGATAAATTTCTTGCCTTAGACATTATGCTTCCAATACTTGTGTTTTATCTATTTATAATTACGGTTTAGTTGGCCACGTAACATCGTCTAAAGAAGTTGCAGTAGATGTGATATCTCGTAATGCTTGACGATAAGCACGTTGCGCATTTGTCATAGTACGATCTGAACTTGCCCACCAGTCAGTGACTGCGATCAAACGATCACGTTCTTCTCTGAGTAGACGCATTGGTTCAGCAGCAATGAGTTCGTCACGTTTTGCTTCGATCTCTTCCCATGTTGCTCCCCAGTTTGCTTCGTCATTTGTTTCGATTGCAGTTCCATTTGCATCTTGACCGATTACTCGTGTAAACATATGCCGAAATGATGATTTATCAGTTGGCTCACCACGCAGTACCCACTCCGTAATCCCCAACTCTGTTAGTGCTGTTGCAATTGTTGTCATTTTATTTTCCTTGTTTTATCCTATAAAGTATCCAGTAAAATATGTTATACCGGCATCATATTGAGTACCATAGTGGTATATTCTTACGGTATTTCCAGCATTAAGTGATAATACATAGGCACCATATGCTGAGTCAATACCAGCTGAGCTAGGTGTTAGTTGGTCACCTAATCTACTATCACTATAAGGATAAGCAGAATCATTTACATGAATACCAATGTGAGATCGAACCCCAGCATTATTATCTCCTCTAGCAGAAGAACCAAACCAATAAAGACCACTATGTGGACAAGTGTAGACCCCAGTTGAACTGTCATAATTATTGCCTGTATTATGATTTACTCTATCAAATACAACATATTCACCGGTGTGATTTCTTCTACCACCGGAGTACTCTGCTAAAAACGCGCTCTTCGCTATAATATTTGTTACAGTGCCAGCAGAGTTCTGTATCTGATCGACTTTAATTATACTGGTCATTGTGCGATCTCCTCAACCGAAAAATAAACTCTAATATCACTTCCTTGATTGATATATACTGTTCCTGACCCTGATGATCCTTTAAAATATATTTGATACGTTCTTAAATTTGTATTAGTAGCTGGAACATAAGCAACAGATGAGTTGGCGCTAGGGTGTATTGAACCTGATGCGTTATCATAAATTGAACTTAATCTGCCATACCCATTGCCAAACAGTGTTGCTCCACTTACCCCATCAACATATAGGTTTATATCCATTTGCTTGCCAGCGGAGTTTATATATATTCTACCCCCCATAACACTTAATCGTATAATACTATTAGCATACTTTGGAGTAAATGCTTTAGACAATCCTGATGAGACTAGTACAGTTGACGCTGTACTAACGTCTCCTAAAATATGCGCATATTGAGTTTGTATAACATGCCCAGGAATATGCACACCATTACCGCTTGTCTTTTCGACGAGATTATCAACATATAAGGTACTGGTCATTGTTTAATCTCCCTTATAATGAAATAACTTCTGGTTTGCGCTGCATAAGTATGCCACCACACAACACCAGTGCCAGTTATATTTTGCCCTCGCAATCTATAAATTCTAGTATTTGTATTGTTTGCTGGAGTATAATGCATAAATGAATGTCGAGAAGGATCTGCATCAGTACCTAGCCCAGAATGGTTATGCTGTCCAGTTTGAAATAGTGTAGAATTTGCGGCAACATCATAAATGTTCCATCTTATATTTTGATTAACTTGTCTACCAAAACTATAATCTACTTGAAATTCTAATAAACTATCGGCATACTTTGGAGTAATTGATAAATTATTAACATCTATCATTGAACTTGAATTTGATGATAAATCAGCGGAT